AGTTAAATTCAAAACAGTTTGTGGAGAAAAGTATTGGGTTCCTTTAGAACTTTCGGAAAGGCTAGAACTAGAGCTAAACGAGGCGCGGAAAGAATTAGAAGAATACAGATCAATCGCAGAAAGCATTGGAGCAGTAAAAGCTGTTTCCGAAAAAGAAAAAGCAATTCGAGAACGCGACGAGGCGCGAAACATTGCTGAAAAGTTATCAAAGCAAGGTTTAGATATCATGGACGAGAATCGCTCTCTAAAGCGAGAGAGGGACACGGCGCTTGTTGACGCACAAGCTTACTCTAAAGGCACATGGCAAAGCTTACGGGATTCCCAAGACGAGGTATTAAGACTCACCTTTGAAAATAGAGAAATCAGTCAAGAGCTAGACAAGGCTAGGGACACTATTATGAAGATAGAGGAAATATTTACTGATAGTGAAGATATGCACGATGACTGGATGAAAGTGGGGAACATTGCAAGAACATATTTAGAAAAATGAAAACAAACCTTAATTGGAAAAAGAAGTGGTTAGATGATAAGTCCGGCTATTGGTATTCCGCAAAAGTTCCAATTATAAATTGGGAATATATTATTGAAACAGAATATTGGGGGTATATCGCTGGTATTTTTTATTCAAAACATGACGATGACGTTACGAGAATATCTAGCAAGGTTTATAAGACAGAAGAAGCTGCTATGATAGCTTGTGAAAAACATTTACTAAATACTGCTGAAAAAATTAGCAATTGGATTAATTATGGACAAAAATAAATTTAGATTCTGGAATCCACAAACAAAAATATTTGTAACAAACTACAACTATAATGGCCCTGTGGATGAATTATTTAAACCAGACGAATTTCTTAAACCTCAACAATTTCTCGGAATTTTTGATAAAAACATGAAAGAAGTTTTTGAAGGGGATGTCGTAAGTTTCGATTACTTTGATGGAGATAAAAGCGCAATTGGTGTAGTTCGATATAATAATAGTAGTTGTGCATATGAAGTTGATTCAAATATTGGAGTAATTGCAATGATGTACATTTCTCTTGACTCTTTAGAAATTATCGGTAATATAATAAAAGATTACATATACAATTTAGATGGAGATCTAGTAAAACAAAATGAAAACACCTGACGATAAAGAGAAAATAGCAATGTACGAGAGATATTTACATGCTCTCAGCGTTATGTGTACTTGCAGTGATGGATTTGGCGTTAAAGAGTTGGTCACAAATGCCGATATCTGGTCATACGCTCACAGGATTGGAAATGGAGAACTTGATGACGATCAACAACAATCAGCTATAGACAGAGCTTTTTGGAAATTATTAGATACTCCAGAAACTGACGCCATAACAAAAGACAGGCAACGTAAGTATACAGAGATGCATAAAAATGAAAACCAAAAAAGAAATTGAAATTCTAAAAAATGATTTGAAAGATTCTGATACCTATTTTATAAATTGTAGTAATAAATTATATGCCGCAGAAAAAGAAGTAGACGAACTCAAGCAAAGATTGAAAGACATTGAAGAAGATGGAACAGAAGAACATAATGCCGCATTTGACCTTCGCAAACAAATAGTACAGTCACGATTGGAATCCGATGAATGGAAAAAAGTCGCTAGACAGCTATATAGCGTAGCTTTACACCTACAAGCAGTTGCCAATAGCAGGTGCAATATTGTCGTGGTCGGACCCGGACTTTATTCCGAAGCTGTAGAATCTATCAAAGAGTACGAGAATCTGGATAAAAGCAACTCATGAAATACAAAGATTTCGAGATTCTAATACTTAAAATGCAAAAACTGCGTGAGAAAAATTCTGCACTTTATAATTTAGGGATTGATACAATTAATTACGATGAAGATTTTTATAAGATTATTGAATTATTAATGGAGAAAGCGTTTTCTAATTACAATAAGGAATGGATTGATTGGTTTATTTATGAAAGGGTTACCCCTACTGGCGAGATATTAAAAGCTTACGATCGAAACAATAAAGAAATTTGCCATGACATTAGATCTCTTTGGGAGGAAGTAACCAAGTGAGTCCTCAATTAATAAAGTATTTTAAAGAGATAGATTCTTTTAAAGCGGTTTTAAAAGAACATGGATTTGAAGACATGCAGTACTTCTGGTATAATGATGGTTGTTATTCTTCTGGTTGGGATAATATGTCGATCTCTAACGAAAAGCCAGACCATGATGGTTTTACAATGTGGCAATTTGGCTTTAAAAGCTCCAAAAAAGACAATAAAAGAATTAAATTAGAAGCATTAAATTCGGGAGAATTAGGAGGTCACGGTTGCTTTAGATTCGAATTAAGATATTATCCGGATATTACTTTACACGATAAAGGCGAATTAATGGGACCTGGTCCATATTTTATAATATCAAGCATATACAAAGAAGATTTAACAGATCTTCAAAAATATATTGATTTTTTACTAAATCCAATTGGAAAATTAAAAAAAAATAATAAAAAATGAATAACTGGATTGAAAATTTAAAATTACTAACTTTAAAAATTAACGAAGTATCAGAAAGTGAAATTCTTTACAACTTGCCATATGAGATACACAACGAATGGGATAATTTTATGAGAGGCAAAACGTGTCCAATTCTTGACAATGGAGATTATGGAGTCTACAGTTGCGACTTAAAACAATTCTTAAACAACAAGTAATTATGAACGAAGAAAAATTTATAGCTAGAAACCATTGTTTAAAAGAATTTCCTGAAAAACCTCAAACATTTGTTAGGAAAATAAGAGAATATATGTTGGAAAAATACGGCATATGGGAAGCTTGGGATTTATTTCCTTATGGTTGGAAGATGACTTATTACGATAAGATTAAACCAATCTTTAATCCCCAAAACAAAAGAATTCGTAAATGTATTCCCCGTACATGGGTAGATATTTGCAGTCTAGTTGTTGATGTAAATTTCGAATTCATTAAAGCATTTTACGAAGACGAATACAAAGCAGACATTGTAGATTGGGAAGCTACAGAACAGCATAGCGAATTTGCAAAATGGTTGGAGAGTGCTTATGCGTATATCACTAAGGAGCGACCACAATTACAAAAAGATTTAGACAACTCATATCCATCTTTTAAAGGTTTGGATGATATGTTTGAACTTAAAACGGATGAAAATGGTAGAAGTCTTTTTGAGTTTAAAGATGACGGCATTCCTTATGAAGTAAAATATAAAGAAGTAAATCGTATTGAAAAATTAATTGATGATTTGGATACAAAAATTTTAACAGAATTTATTAAACGTAAACAATATTTTTGGACATAATGGAAAAAAAGGACGCACCAGAGTTTACAGAGCAAGAAGGTATGACTGAACATACTAATATTAATATAATTTTGAGTGATAAAATATATAATCTAGAGCAAGAAAATAAAAATCTAAAAAAAGAAAATTCCGATCTAGCGCTCAGGCTTCAAAATATTAGGAATATCCATAAATTTTAATAATCTATGAGTACTAAATACAAGTTCATAGAAACCACAGGATGCACAGCTTTTGATTTTTCTATAAATAATAAATCAATTTCAGAATACAGCAACCAAGAGTTAGATGTAATTTTGAATTATCTTTTTGAAAAAATTAAAGAGGGCATTAGTGAAAATACAATACTTTTTCAAGGTGTTGTTAAATTATTTCAAGCTGATGACTGGCATCATGATTCAAATGTTTGTGATCAATGCGGCGATAGTGTCAGCACAGAGACATGGAATATTTAAAATATAAATTTTTAAGACGAATGAAAGCAAAAACTAAAAAAAGAATACAGATAGAATTTGATGAAGGACATTTACATGTTCTTATTTCAGCTTTAGAAACATATTCACGCCTTCAATCTGGACAAGTTAGTATGGCTATGGATAACGTATACGCTGATAGAAATCTTACTTGGGATGAAAGAAGTCATATAGAGGGAACTGTTAGATATATGGCATTTCCTTCTAACATTAAGAGAGAATATGACGGTCATGGAGGGTTTTTTGATCAATATAACAACGAATATGACGACACAGGATCTATTATAAATGAAAGTGATGATTGGAAAATTAAAAAAAGCAGACCTCATTTAGATCATCCTAACGCATCATTCGGCGTAGGTTGTAAGGAAATGGTAATGGGTACTATCGCCTGGGAGTTAAAGAAGGTTATTGAAGAATATCTTCATTATGAGCGAAATGATGGTTATAGAGATATGGGCGTAGATGGAGATGGGGTTCTTAATATATCTAAAATACCAGATGCTAAAATATTAAACCCCACAATTTTATCTGATTTAAAATATTGGAAACCCGAAAAATCATTTAAACTTCCCAAGAAATATCAGGAAAAAATTTCAAATTTTATCAAAAATAAAGAATATGATCAAGCATGGCAAATTGTTAACAAATCTTTTAAAAATAAGCCTTTACCAAAAGGTAAACTTACAAAAATAGAGGAAGTTAGCGGTGAATATTATGTTATTGTTGAAAAACCCTATAAGATAAAAAATAATGATCAATAAAATTAAAATTACAAGCTTATCCGATGCCGAAAGCTACAGTTATAGTAAAAATAATACAGATTTTGATATATGGATTTCGATAGTAAGTAAAGAAGACAAAAAGCAAATAAGCAGAATGAAAAGAAATTTCAAAGAAAAGAATATAAAGTTTTTTTCTCAGTTCTTTGCAGATTGGTCTGATGAGGACGGCATTGCATGGAAGCATTTAGAGCATGAAGCGCCACAGCTTCAACACATTCAAAATATTATCACCTTTTTAAAGCCTCTTACAGAGGATGATAAACCTCACAACATTGGTATAAACTGTTTTGCTGGCATTTCAAGGTCAACTGCCGTAGGTATTATGGCTTTAGTTATGTCCGGAAGAACAAAAGAGCAGGCTTTAGCTGAGGTTTTAAAAGATAGAGCTGTAGCATGGCCGAATTTGCGAATTCTTGGTTTCGCATCTGATATTCTTGACATTGATATTCACGGTTGCGTCTCTGACTGGAAAAAGAAATGCATGAATTCAGATGGACTTTTTGTTTTTCCTGATAGAGGGCGATGAATAATATAATAAAAAAAATCACAGAATTAACAGATGAATGGTATACTCTAATCGGCCCTGATCATCACAAGGATCGCGACTGCCATTGGTATATAGAAACAAAATGGAGCTATGGTCAACCTCCAAAATATATCGTCCAACATTATGGTTATATAATTAATGAAATACAAGAACAATGCGATTCCTACGATTTAGCATTAATAAAATTAAAAGATATATTGACACAAGAAATAAAACAATATAGAATACATCAAACTGACAACGATGAAGAATTTGAACACTAGTAAATCGCTATTATTTTTAGGCGACAATCACGGCGACTGGAACTCATTACTTTTTCAAATAAAAAGTAAAAATATTTCGGACGCAAATATCATATCAGTTGGTGATTTAGGTGTGGGTTTTCACCCTAGCCAGGATATCAACACATACAAATCGCTTAGCGAGAAATTTAGCGAAAATAATATTAATTTTTATGGAATAAGGGGCAACCATGATGACCCGTCTTATTTTCAAGGAGTCAATAGAGTATGTTTAGATAATTTCGAATTAATCGAAGATTACTCTGTTTTTGAGTATAAATCTAAACTACTTCAGCTTATTGGCGGAAGTATATCTCTTGACAGAACTGGAAGAAGAGAGGGAATTTCATACTGGCAAAATGAAGGTGTTTCTTTTGATGGGGAGAAGTGTCAAAAGGTAGATATTTTAGTTACCCACACTACTCCATCATGGTGCTTTCCGCAAACATTTAATGAAATGGTATACGGCTGGGCAAGAGAGGACGCTTATTTAATTGAAGACTTAACAGACGAAAGAGCTGTAATGGATGAAATATTTAAAATCTGCAATCCGTATCTACACTTATATGGACATTTTCACGACAGTCGCATGGAAAAAATTGGCGAATGCAAACATAAACTTCTAAATATTAACGAAATTTACGAATTAACATAACTAATTATTATAACATTTAAATAAATAAATATATGGGAATGTACGACACTATAAAAATTGAAAGACAGTTACCTCTTCCAGAAGAAGTAAAAGATTTAAATATAAACTGGTTTGATATCGAATATCAAACAAAAAGTTTTGATAACTGCTTATCGGAATTTATTCTTAAGGATACTGGGGAATTATTCGAAGTCTTGATCGAAAGAGAATATATACAATGGACTCAAGAAGAGAAAAAAACAGCTCCCAAATGGTCATTATTTAAAGACGTAATAGAAAAAAATAGAGAAGAAAAAAAACTTGATTATCATGGAGTTGTTAGATTCTACTGCTCTGAAAATTTTGACGAAGAAAATAGTTTCTTTATAGATTTTGATGCTTATTTCATATATGGAAAACTAGACAAGATAGAGATGTCTCAATTTAAAAAATACAAAGTTAATAGAAATTCTCTTAGAGAAATTCTCGATGAAAATAATAAGTTCAAGAATAGGTTTAAAAGGTTTATTCTAAAATATTCTGGATGGAATTTCTTTTGGAAATTTATAATAAAATTTATTGGTAAAATAATTCACATACTTGAAGATATTAAAAGATTTATTTATCTTCATTTACTTTAAAATATAAAAATGAAAGTACCATTACCGATAAAAGAAGAGTTTTTCAATATCGTTGGTAGTAATTTTTGTGGAGTAGATTGTTATTTAATAACTCCAGAAATTAATGCAAAATGGAATAAAAATAATTTATTTTATCGATCCTTGATTATAGACAAGGAGGGGGAGGTTTTATCTTCTGGTTGGCCAAAGTTTTTTAATTACGAAGAAAATAAGGGTTGTTATCCAGATCCAGAAAAATTTAATGATTGGAAGTGTGAGGAGAAAAAAGATGGTTCTCTTTTAATTGCCGACTTTGTGAATGGTCAATTTTCCATGCGTACCAGAGGAATTGTTTCTTACAGTACTCAAGAAAACTTTCAAGATTTTGAACTCCTGCCTCATAAATACCCTAAATTATTAGACTTCCTAAAAGAAAACCCCAATTTAAGCTTATTGTTTGAAATCGTTACGCCAAATAACATAATTGTTATACGATCAGCTCAAGTAGAATTTTATCTATTAGGGGCGATTAATAAGAATGACATGACTATCGTTTCCTCTTTTGATTTGCTGGAAATATGGAGAAAGATTGGGCAGGTTCCCGTCCCTCAAGCTTATAATTTTTTGGATACTAATGATCTTTTTAAAATTTCTGAAAATATAAAGCATTGGAAAGGCAAGGAGGGAATTGTTATTTCTTATAATAAGGGGCAAAATAGAATCAAGTTAAAGTCAGATTGGTATTGTTTTATACATAGAGTAAAATCGCAACTCAATTCAACAAAAAATCTTATTGAATTTTATTTAGATAATGAAATGCCATCAGCAGAAGTTTTTTTCAAATTAGTGGAAACAGAATTCGATTATGAGATAGCTATACAATTAAAAGACGAAATTGAAAAAATTTGCAAATCCGGAGAAAAGACAAAAAAATACATTGATAATATTTTAGAAATGGTTCACGATATTAGAAAAATAGAATCAAGGAAAGAACAAGCCGAAATGATAAAAGCAAATTATAAATATAACTCAGGATATGTTTTTTCCATGTTAGACAATAAAAAAATTTCCAAAAGCCAGTTAGCAAGATTAATAAATAATTTTTTATGAAAAAAGTAACCAAACCAGCGGAAAGAGAAGAAGCTGTTTATTATTCGGACTTTTCTGGAAAAAATCTTGGAGAATTCGATGCTCCTGTCGAATTGAAAATTTCATGCGGTTACGGGTCGAAATATGATCAAGCCGATATTACTTTTCACTTAGACGATAATGATTTAGAAAAATTAACCTTAATTTTAAGAGATTGTATTTCTGAAGATTTTAAAAACGAAATTAATAAAAAAATCAATAAATATGACAAATATTACGAAGACTCTATGCAGATGAGAGATTGGGATAGCTGCGATAAAGCTCTAAATAATTTATGTTTGTTTAGAAATTTACTAGGAATTAAAGAAAGTTAGTAAAAAAATGAAAGTAAAAGAATTAATAAAACTACTTCAATCAGAAGATCCAGAAAAAATGGTGGTATTGGACGGATATGAGGGGGGATTTAATGAAATCAAATCTATAGAACATATTTGTATAAATATAAATCCAGATAAAGAAAAACAACCTGAAAAATTATGGTATTATGGAGATTACGAAGAATGTATTCCTGATTCAAATTTTCCAGACGATTATGCTGTATATTTGCCTAGAAACTGCAAGTTCAAATGAAAGTTAAAATAATAGGATGTGGACTTTCCGGAATAACTGCGGCAATACTTTTGAAGGAAAAAGGATATGATGTTGAAATATTTGAATCAAGAAATCATATAGGCGGGAATTGTTTTGATAGCAATCTGGCTGGAACATTAGTTCACAATTATGGTCCTCACATATTTCATACAAACGACGAGGAAGTTTTTTCTTTTTTAAGTAGATACACCGAATGGTTTGATTTCAAATACCAACCAATTGGAGACACAAAAGTTGGAAAAATATCACTTCCATACAGCAAAAAAACAATAAAAGAAATTGGTAGAGAATTATCTCAAGAAGAGATAGTAGATATAATTTTTAAGGATTATTCCGAAAAACAATGGGGTGTTGATTTTGATCAAATACCCAAATCAATAATAAACAGAATACCAAAAACAAAAGACGACGAAGATCCAACTTGGTATAGAAATGAAAAATATCAATGTATCCCAAAGCATGGTTATACAAAAATGATGGAAAACATGCTAGAGGGTATCAAAGTTAATATCTCATGCTCAAAAGATGAGTGGAAAAAAATAAATGCAGATCTTACAGTTTATACAGGAAAAATAGATGAATATTTTAATTTTTGTTTTGGAAAACTTCCATATAGATCTTTGGATTTTACATTTAAAACTAGCAATGAAAAGTTACCAGCAGTCGCAATAAATCAAAATACAAAGAATACAAAATCAACAAGAATTTATGACCATAGCTATTTTAATTATGATCATAAAGGAAAAACTATTATAACAGAAGAATTTCCTAAAGAATGCAATGATGAAGATATACCATTCTATCCAATACCTTTCGGAGAAGGTATAGATATTTATAATAAATATAAAGAATTGGCAGACAAAGAAGAAAACGTCATCTTCCTCGGAAGATTGGCAACATACAAATATTTAGATATGTGGATGGCTATCAGACACGTAATGAATAAAATTAATAAAATATAAATGTATTTTAATTTTACAATTTATAACTTCACAAAGAAACCAGATTTTTGGTATAAACTGAAATCTTACCATAAACAGCTTTCTAAAAATAAACACTTGGAGATTGAAACGTTTTTCTCAAATTATAACTTGCTTTCCCTTGAGTTTAATTGCAAACCTACTGGAAAAGATCACGCTGGTATTAGATTGAAAATAAACTTTTGCGGCGTAGAATTGGAAATAAATTTTTATGATTCCAGACACTGGGATTATAAAAATAAATGCTGGGAAGAAAATACTTGACTTTTTAATAAAAAAAATATTAGATCTTATCTATGAATAAAGACTTAGAATTGAAACTTGTTTCCAAGTATCCCAAAATACTCGTAGATTACAAGGGGGATATTATGCAAACTTGTATGGCATGGGGAATGGAACACGATGATGGTTGGTATAAGCTTCTCGATAAATGCATGGAGAAACTTCAATATTTTTGCAACCTTTGTTCTAAAGAAGGAGAAGAAGTACAAGTAGTTGCTGACCAAATTAAAGAAAAGTTCGGAACACTATCTTTCTATACAAGTGTTCATGGTGGTGATAATATTCAACATGATATTATTGACGACATTATTTCAGAAGCAGAAAAAAAGTCTGCATATACTTGTGAAGTGACTGGAGAACATGGAGAAGCCTGTAAAAAAGGTGGTTGGTATAGAACTCTATGCTATAAACAAGCTAGAAAAGATGGTTATGTCGCATGTAATGAACAAACAGAAAAATACTGGAAAGAAAAAGACGAAAAAGAAACTGTCTCTTGAAGAACTTGAAGAACATGCTTTTTATGAAAGCGGACTTTCTGCGCATGGCTGTTTGGAAACACTAGACGATTATGCAAGGCAGTCCATAACAAGATATGGAAGAATCCTCTTGGAAAACAAAAATAAATAAAATTATCAATTCAATATTAGATATTGAAAATAAAGCCACTATCTTAGTAGTAATCACAGCGTTAACAACTTCTATTTTTGCTTTATATAATAAATTTTATTATCTGAGTAAAATATTTAAAAATGAATAATTCAAATTCTAACGATAATTTAATTATAATTGGCTTTTTAGGATTTTTATTTATAATATTTTCATACGTTTCTTTCAATGAGTATTTAACATATTTATGCACAGAGCGCAAATATGAATTAATCAAACTTGCAATTGCAAAAGAAATTCAAATAGATCAAATTCAAATACTTTTAAATTCAAAAAAATAAAAAATATATGCATCCAGAAGACGAAATTTACAAAATAAAAAACTTTACAAATGAGCTTCGAATAGTACAAGAAAGCTATTTCAACAACCTCGTCTCCAGCTTAAAGCTAACCAAAGAAGGAGAAGATTTTCTATTTGATTATATATACAATCATGATTTTGAGGAATTCGATGATTTTGTTGATTATTTAAATTCTTATAATAAAAAATATGAAGATTTTGTAATCAAAAATGATCCACAAAGCGATACAATACAATGTTTTGCGCCTTATGATTCTGTAAATTTTACCCATATATCAAGTATTGAATCATATACTCCGGATCTGGATACAGATTTTGAGCATTATGAAAAAACCAAGTAAAAATATAATATAAATTTTATGTATCAACCAAGGTTGACAATATTAACAGCGCTTTTCTGTTTTGATGAAGATATATTAAGAACATTTGATTCCATCAAGCAAGCTCTTTCTAGTAATCAATTAAAATGGGTTATTAAATCTCGCAATCCGGCATCAGAAAGTCAACTTTTACAATTTAAAGGATTTGAGGATAATATCCTGTTTATTGCTGAAGAAGATTCTTCGCTATATGACGGGTTAAATAAAGGTTTAGAATTTGTAGATACTGAATTTTTTCTAGTATTGGGATCTGGCGATGTCCTTTTTTCCGGAGCTGTTCCATTTTTAAATAATAAAATATCAAACCATCAAGACTCAGACGGTTTCATGTTTCCTGTAAGTTATAATGACTATATCTTTCCAGTCATGCTAGAGGCTATACATTACAGAATGCCGTGCAGCCACCAAGGAATGATACTTAAAACAAAAAATGCATTATCTATTGGAGGATTCGATACTAAATACAAATATGTAGCAGATTATGATCTAATATGTAGATATTATTTGAAATATTCAAACGTATCCACTTTCAGTAATTTAATAGGCGCAAACAAGCCAGATGGACTATCCGATCTGAACAAATTCGAAACATCATTGGAACTTTATTTAATAGCTTACAAATATTGGAAAAATAAATATCAAGACTTCCAATTTAATGAAGTAATTTTACAAAATCTATCATTTGTAGATAAATACTTAAAAACAAAAAAAGAAAAAACAGAAAAAGGAGAAAATATGCAAACACAATCAGATTTAAAACAAGAAATATTCTCTTACTTGTTGAATATAGAAAACGAAAGAAGAAAAGAACAAGACAAAAAAGATAAGGAATTGTCATTAGCGATTTCAAATATAATGAAAATCCTGGAAATAGCCAATAAAGATTTTGAAAATCTAACATTAGAAATAAATTCTGTTAAGGAATCCATTAAAAAAAAAATAAATAAGGATATTATCCCCCTGGGAGAGAAAAAATATATAGAAAATATCATATCAAGTAATGAAAAGCTTAAAACTGTTTTTAGCTCTAAAAAATAATCTTGACAATTAAACAAAAAAATAAGAAAATATTATTCAATGAAATTCAATAACACAAAACAGCAAGTAAAAAGTACACTGGTTAAAAAAAACAACTCTATGCAAAATCTTGCACATCAATGCAAAGCAGGAGATGCTAAAAATAATATGAAAAGTCTCGCTTTACAATGCATTACCATAGTTTCTGTTTCGGCTATTTTGGCATTACTTTGTATTTTTATCTTAGAGAAAAATGAAAATTTAACATGCATTAAAAGCGGACTTGTTCAAAAAATCGACAATGGTAAAATCATTTGGGTCAAACCCCAATCATAAATGAAAAAGCCTGAATTGTCAACACCTCCCCCAAAAGAGGTTGTAGATGCAGTTATTCTAATTGAAAATTGGACTAGCCAGCGCACCAATAGAGACGATTGGGCAATTGGAGGTATAGCTTGCAGAAAGGGTTTCGAGAGAATTATGAAAGAACTTGAAAATGTCAAAAGAAAAAAAATCGATTTTTAAATCTAAAAGTGAAGCGGGTAAAGGAGACAAGCCTAGAAATATGAGTAGCAAGTATTTTGAAAATTTTGACCAAATCGCTTGGAAGAGTAAAAATAAAAAACAAGATGGAGACAGACCAAAAAATTAAAGTATCTATCATAACGATTACAGTATTGACAACTTATTTATATTTTGGTTATAAATTTATATTTTAACATGTATAATAATTTAGCTTCTGGCGCTTAAAGAGGTTAGAAACAATAAATAAACAAATAAAAACTCGCTTAATAAAGGAGAAAATAAAAATGACAACAACATTAGTACCAGGACATTATTCGTCCACAGAAAGGGTTTTGAGCCGATTGCCCGAACTGTTCAATGATAATTGGCTATCAGCAGCAATTGATAATTGGGATAAGGCTTTGGATGTACCAAACGCCGTATATCCTTATAATATCAAGCTAATCAAAAACGACAAAGGTGAAGATAAGCAATATGAAATTGAAGTAGCTCTCGCCGGAGTTGGCAAAAATAATATTGATGTAAAAGTTAAAGATGCTCTTCTCAATATTGAAGTTAAGTGCTTAGACGAAGAAGAGAATAAAAACTCATTCTTGCGCAAAGGCATTAGTCAAAGAAAAGGAAAACTGTCTTTTTCATTAGGTGAAAAAGTACAAAAGAAAAAAATCTCATCATCTTATATTGATGGTCTGTTGAAGGTTGTAGTACCGCTCGCTCAACCAGAGACGCTTGACATCGACGTAAAAGTGATGTAATATAAAATTCTCTAAAGCGCCAGAGGTTTTTATATATGAAAGCAATTCTAGAATTTAATCTTCCAGAAGACCAAGAAGAATTTGATGCTGCATCAAAAGCATGGAAATACAGAGCGGCAGTTTCCCAGTTCGATAGGTATCTTAGAGATCAATTGAAATATAATTCAGATAATTTACAAGAGAATGAATACAAACTTTTAGAAGAACTCAGAACAAGACTATACCAAGATTTTCAAGAACACGACGTAGAACTATATTAATTTATGTTTAAAACACAAGTAAAAAGATCAGAAGAGCTATACATTCAATTCTCAGAAGAGCAAATTGCCGAGCTTGGACTGAAAACTGGCGAAAAGCTTTCATGCGAAGCCGGTGAAAATGGATCGATTATTCTTAAAAAATATGCCTCACTAGAAGTAGACATTTCGGAATGGTCAAGGGAAGTACTGGAAAACCTCATCACCGATTCAATCGAAAACGATATTTCAGTGAACGAAGTTATTGAAAACATTCTAAACAAATATCTAGAACTTGAAAAGTAAAACCTCATTTCTTCCAGTTTTCGAAGTTGGCGTAGTGAATGATGAAATGCCAGCTTGCAGACAAATTAATACTGCCAAAATAGATCCAGCAATAGTAGCCGGAATGTGTGTTTCCATCATAGACTTCACTGTGTCTAAAATTGAAGACAGCAAGCAAATCGAATTTGAAAAAGAAATATTAAATCTTTTTAATTTTATAGTTGAAAATAGGCATTCCGTAACGTCTAAAACTGACGATTTCGAAATAGATGAATAGCTTTCTTGGTTCTATCCCAAAGCACCAGTATGTATGGGTCGATAGTAATTTTACTCATAAGAAGCCTTGTGGTTTCGTCCCAGCGGTTTGGTTTGGATTAACGAGTTTTCCAGGAAGAGTTTGGGGCTTCAATGTAATGTTTGAAAATGGCGCAGTTTACAGAAATATCCCTCCCAATGCGATAAGTTTTTCAGAAAAACCCGAAAAAGATTGGAGTATAAGTAATGCGCAATTATGGGATTGCTACGGCTATAATTGGTCATCTATTGAATATACGTATCTAAAGGGATTAAAATGCGTTTGCAAAATCAATGAAGCACGTCTTCATGGACAATACCTTTTTACTGTTGCGCCTATAGGTGATGGCTTCTCTAATTCCCCAAGTCAATCCAAAGAATTCAAATTTATACAATTAGATAATCATAGAATAACTATTCAGCCCACGAATAAAGTTACTTTTATTGATAAAAGTTTCACAGAAGAGGGAAATTCAGATGAACTAAAACTCCAAACAAGAGTTTACTCCTGCGAATAATAAAAAAATATTGACCCAGTTTTAAAAAAGCTCCATATTCATAATATGGAACCTGTATATTTTTACATTGGCTGTTTTATTTGGATACTTTTTCATCTATTATGAATTCAAAAAATGAAATTGAACCCCTTTCTTATGAACAATCAAGGGACATATCTCTCAATATAATTAAATACCATGGCGTTTTTTACAAATTCTGGGATTTAGTGCGCCCATGTTTTACCACGTCAAAAAAACATCCAACTGCTTGTGTTGTATTTAATAGGGAAAATGAATGCGTTGATTTCCTGATTAACAAGAAATTCTGGAGCAAACTCTCTCAAGAACAAAAAGATTTTATTGTATGCCATGAATGCCTTCATGTTATTCTAGAGCATGGCAAGCGAGCATGTTCAATGACAGCAAAATTAAATCCCCAAATGGTAAATGCTTGTCTAGATATTCCCATAAATGAAATGCTGGTTAAATACTTTGGATTCAATAGAAAGAATATAGATCCAAAAAGTAAATATTGCTGGGCAGATACAGTTTTCAAAAAACAAAAACTGCCCAATGATCAAAGTTATGAATTTTATTTTAATAAATTTAAAAACGACTCCAATACTTCACAAATTTCAATGTGCGGAATGGGAAGTGGCGAAAGCGGAGAAGGAGAGTTGGAATCTAATTCCCATTCTGACCTAGAGTCTTTCAATGAAAAGGCGGCAGAAAATAAAATAGGACAACTTATGGACTCACTCTCAGAAGAGGAGAAGGAGAGTCTAAAAGATATAGCTGAAAGAATGGATAGAAATTCTCAAAAAGAACAAACTGATCAAGGAAAACTAGCAGGAAACACCTCCGGAACACTGACTAAACTTATTGGAAAAATAAAACCAAAACCCAAAAAGAAATGGGAAACTGTTATTAAAAAATGGAGCCAAAAGTTTTCAAAAGCTGAAAAAGATGAACTTCACTGGTTGGTTAAAGCGCGCAGAAACTCCCTTCTCAATACTGATTTTTTCATAGCTTGTGATACAGAACAAGATATTAAAAAGAATAATAATGATAAAATAGACGTATGGATGTTCTTGGACACATCCGGAAGCTGTATGAATTTGGCGCCAAGGTTTTGGAAAGCTGCAAAATCACTACCAACTGAAAAATTTAATATTCATTATCACTGTTTTGACACTCAAGTATTTAAATTAAATGAAAAAGATGTAGAAAAAGGTAAATTATATGGATTTGGCGGAACGTCATTTATTGCATTAGAAAACTTTATTCAAAAAACAATTAAAAAAGAAGGCAAAAAATATTCCAATATTGGTGCTGTATTTGTGATTACTGACGGAGCTGGAGATTATGTAAAACCAGAAAATGCCAAAAAATGGTATTGGTTTCTATCTGAAAACTACACAAATTGTATTCCTAAAAATTCAAACATTTTTCTTTTAAAAGATTACGAGTAATTTCTTTAAAATAAAATATTTAACTTTAATATAACACAATTTAATCCAAATGTGTATAGATAAATATTATGACTACTGGAACCATAACTGGATTTTACTTATTCTCGCCATCTACAGACCTACCCAGCACTGGCGTAGGTTATCCAATTGCTGTAAATTCAAGCAATATAAGCACTATAAATTTTCAAGGTGATTCTGACAATTTTTACTCGAACTTACAATCTGGAGCCAGATACTTGATTTCAGTCGGTCGAGCTGTAAGTCAATCATATGGTCTATCTGGGGTATCTGGAATCAATCGGATAACCGGCAGTAATACCTCATTTTTCCAAACCACGGGATTTGCAGGCAATTCTAAACCACTCGTAATTGTAAAAGATTATAATACTTCTGTGGCGCTTAGCGAATGGACCGGGTCCAAGGAATTCATAGCAAATTCATCCAGGGTAGCTTTTTCAGTAAAAGATCAATCAAGTGGTACCGCGACGGCTCAATATCTACTTAGTTTAAGATTATTATCTCCAAGCCCAACTCCAACACCAAGACCCACAAGGACTCCAACTCCTACACCCACAAGGACTCCAACTCCTGGACCCACAAGGACTCCAACTCCAACTCCTGCACCCACAAGGACACCAACACCAAGACCCACAAGGACTCCCACACCAACACCAAGACCCACAGTCCCACCTGCAGTATTAATTTGGTCAAATCTTCTTTCAAATCCATTAAGTGTTGAGGGCGGTGTCAAAGCTTACAATATATACGGTCACGAAATTCCACTTATATATAGTGAGTCTAGAAAATCACTACATATTACCGATAAAAATGGATTAACAAGATTCGAAGCTATGAGTGGAGTAATGGTAGGTCAAATAAATTTATCAGGATGCCCAAATTTAGAACGAGTAAGCATATATGGAAAAGGCGTAACATCTATTGACGTTTCAAAGTGTCCAAAACTTAACTTGTTAGACGTGCATGACTGCCCATTACTAACTTCTTTAAACTTATTGAATATACCAAATCTGGAATATTTATATGTTATTGGTAGTCCGCTTTTGAGATTTTTGGATTTAAAATCAAAAAGTAAACTTCTTTCGCTATATCTTGGAGATATTGGAATCACTGGAGCTTTTTCAATTGACGGCTTTCCAATTCTACAGAGCATTATGCTTTCTACCACGAAGATTACTTCATTTTCGAATAGTAAAAACAATCTAAATCTTTATAGTTGCGATTTAAGTAACAATGTGGCTCTTTCTCAAGTAAATCTTTCACCTTTTGGATTTCTAGCGCTTGCATGGGTAAATGGATGCCCATCTTTAAAACATTTAACTATACCAGGTCAACCATTTAGATTGGGCTGGTTGGGTTTAAACGGTACCAAATTAAGTATAGAATATATACATGATATTCTTAAATCAATTTGTTATTCTTCAGAAGTTGGCAGTGAGTACGATGCACGCATCTATTTAACAAATGCAACAGTAACAAACATTACCCCAACCAATCAAAAAGGGCTCCTAATGAAATACGCTCTTCTAAATGAGATTTATCCGTGCTTGGAAGCAAAAGGTTATTCTATATATCTCATGTAGAAAAAACTATTTGACATATTCATAAAAAATAAATAAATTACAAGAATGCAAAAGCATTCTTTCGACTACCAAAAGTTAAAATCTAAATTAAAATTTTATTTAAAACTTGAGCAAAATGTCCTATTAGAGGGCAGGGCAGGCACTGGAAAAACAACGATCATCACGGAACTCTTCAATGAGGAGTTCGGTGATGGGAATTGGCTATACTTATCAGGATCAACGCTTGATCCATTTGTTGATTTTATTGGTGTTCCAAAAGAAACGTCAGACTCAAAAGGAAATTCTTATCTAGATTTCGTCCTTCCAAAGCACTTTATCTTAAAAGATATAAAAGCCATTTTTATTGATGAATACAATCGGGCTCATAAAAAAGTTCGCAATGGCTGTATGGAACTTATTCAATTTAAAAGCATCAATGGTAAAAAATTTCCATCGCTAAAAGCTGTTTGGGTGGGTATAAATCCATTCTCCGATGACGAATTAGAGCAATCGTATGATGTAGAACAATTGGATCCGGCACAAACTGACAGATTTCAAATACAAATTAAATTGCCATATCAAGCTGATTTGCAATATTTCACATCAAAATTTGGAACAGATATTGCCAAGTCCGCAATAGAATGGTGGGATGCTCTTCCAAAGCAAACACAATTACAAGTGTCGCCAAGAAGACTCGATTACGCTTTGGAAATTCATAAATTAGGAGGTGATATGTTTGATGTTTTACCAATCGAGTCAAATCCATCAAAATTAATCACGTCTATTACAGTAGGCAGCATAGAAGACAAATTGGCTGAAATTTTTGCAAAATCAGATTACGCCGCAGCTAAAGATTTACTGTCTGCTGAAAATTCATACCAAAGCGCAATTCCCTTTTTCACAAAGAGCAAAGACTATCGTAAATTCTTCTTGCCAATCCTCTCAGAGGAAAGAATTATTTCTCTATTCTTCAAAAACCAAGAAATTCAAAATTTCATGATTAAAAATCCTCTATACTTTAAAGAAGCATTGGTACAAATAAAAGACGCCGACTCATGTGAAAACCATGTTAAATCATACATCATAAAATCATTAAAAAACATCGAAAATATGGAACTAACAACAGCTTAATTCATTCACAAAAATGACAAAAAAGGAAAAAATACTGGTAGCGTTATTTGCAGAATTAAAATCATTCGAAAACTATGAAGCTAAAGAGCTACTTAAGTTCATACATACAGCAAGCTCATCATATGACAACATGTCGCCCTTTTCGTGGAGTGAGCACTATGGAGAAAAAAGAACAAAGATCAAACTGAAAAATCTGTACAAATAAAAATTTAATTTAAAAAACATGAATAAAAATACGAAGCCAGCAAAAGCAAACAAAACAGCAAAAGCTAAAAAAGCCACATTCGATGACGATATCGCAGACGATGGATCCATCATGCTTCCATGCTCTTCTGGAAAAAGCCTAGAGCAAACGCTCAAATCTTGCGGTGTGGATGAGTCAAAATGGATTGTTGATCACTATACGATTGAGGAAAACACAAGAGGATATAATTTTAAAGTTTACTTGAAAAAGAAAGAATATCTTGGGCAGAGTTTAGTTGACTTGAAAAAAGAACTGGTTCAATCATGTCAGTATTCGGCTTCTGAGAAGTATAAAACCCGCCAGAACGGACTTTTACTGGAATTTGCGCCATTTGACCTTCACTGGGGTAAATTGGCATGGGCTGAGGAAACTGGAGAAGATTACGACATGAAAGAGGCTACGGTAGCTATCAATAAATCAATTGATTATACTTTGCAGATGGCTTCTAAATTTGATATTTCAAAAATAGTTTTCCCATTTGGAAATGACTTCTTTCAAATTGATAACGAGCAAAATACCACAACAGCCGGAACGCGACAAGACACAGACTCTAGATTTAAAAAGATTCTTAGGGAAGGAAGAAAGTTAATCATCAGTACAATCGAAAAGCTGAAGAAAGTTGCTCCGGTAGATATTGTTATAGTAAGCGGAAATCATGGCGGACTATCGGAGTTTATGCTTGGAGACCTAATTGAAGTAAAATATGAAAATGATAAACGAGTAAGTGTAAATAACTCACCAACAGCAAGAAAATACTATTCTTTTGGTAAAAATCTAATTGGATATACTCATGGAGATCAAGAAAAGGTAACTGATCTAGTTGGCATCATGGCTACTGAAAAGCCAAAAGAATGGGGAGAATCAAAGCATAGAACGTGGCATCTTGGACATATGCACATGATG